TAGGTCTAAGGAAACATTGGCGATCATTGGCGTAGTGACTTGATATTCGGCTTTGAACCTATTGTCATTCAACGAACACTTTGTGTCTACCGAATATTTTGCTTTCTGTTCAATTTTTGCTGTCGTACCGCTGTTAAATGAAACAATCACTGTTTCGTCACCCAAAGGCGTTGAAACTGTCAAACGATAAGATTTTCCAAAAACAGGAGACCCTGTTTCGTAATGAAAACCACCCGTCATCAAACCATGCGGAGGACATTCTTTGCCCCAAACATTTACAATAAGTGACTGTTTTACACCAGAAGATGCTGGCGTAGTGCCGTGAAGTTGATGACCAGCATCAAAAATGATTATCCGATTACCTTTATACTTGATTCTTTCGCGAGTTTCTATCGGACTATTTTCAAGTATCGGGGTTATAAAACTTTTTTCCAATGAACCAATTGATCCTCGTTCCAACAAAGTTGGGTAAAGTTCAAAAAATCCTGCTTCTTCACCGTTATCCACCCCCCACCAAACGGCACCCATGATCGGAGTGCCGAGCGATTTGTCATGAACATAACGAGCAGTATCAGCATCAACATGAGGCTGAATGTACTGACTTGGTTGATAAGTTCTAGTCCAATATTCAAAGCCAACTACTTCATCAATGTTTATTTTTCCTTCAAAGATTTTGCGTATAACCTTCTTCTTGAGAGTGTCCATCGGGCTTTTCCACCAACCGTCCCAAAACATGTAAGGCGAAAAAACTGACCCATTTGGATCGTTGTACATATTTGGCGCAGAAGCAACTTTTTCGCCTTCCCCCATGGACTTAGGGAAAAATGATTCATCGTCAAAAATTGCTTTAAGAGTAATGTCGTCAAAGAAATTATCTTGAATAAACATGTTAATCCCTAACCACTATTGTAAGCCCATAAAATAATGGGATATGGTAAACCCTGCATGAATGAGTGTGTTTTAATTCATGGTGCCATTCCCACGCAGGACTGACAATAGTTTTGTTGTGGTAAAGAAACGAAGAATCCGAACTGTTTTGGATCATCATTACACCACCAGAATTAAGCCTGTCAACATAAGTTGATGCGCTCAAAAAAGGATTTTCCATATCCGAAGACCACCCCAAAATAAGATCATATTTTGTATCTTCGTCAATTTCTAACTCCTGCCGTGTCACCGTTTTGTATGGAACATCAGGCAAAATATCTGAAGTCCCTTTAGTGAAACGCTCATAATACAAAAGACGCTTAGAGTTCAATATTGAAAGTTCCGCGCCGTACTTATTGACCAATGCGTCGTACTTAAATCTATCTAAATATCCTGAAATAGATAACACGGTATTCATTCGCTTAACATCAAACATCGCAAAAACTAATGTCAAAGAAAGCCATTGTGGGCTTGAGTAGCCTTTATGTAGTTTTGCGTGAGGCTGATGGATTACATAATCAAAGTCACTTGCCCCACCTGTAGCGATATTACGCCGATCAACCCCAACAGTATTAAACATATAGTCGCCAACAATCACAGATTGCGCGCAATCTTCATCTATGCAACGATCAGCAAAATCTTCTAGACGCATATCGGTAAAATTGCTTAAACCGAATAGTTGATCCAACTCGTAGCGTGGACTTTCAGACATTGGACATCTCGTATGAGGAAATTTGTAGATCAAAATATGCGCGACGAAGAACGCGTGTCAAAAGTATGTTTTGACTTTTTAGATATTCGTAGACAGCATAATTTTCGGTATGCATATTTATTAGGTGCGATGGTTTGTAAGCGTAAATCGTGCGGATTCGGTCAACCACTTCGTCAAATGAGACCGCTTTAAACTCCGAAGGCTCATATCCTAAAGAAAAAAGCACACATGCAATGGTCATTGACGCATAACCATGATCGGAAGATGCACTATATGTTTCATTTGTTTTACTCATCATCGTCATCTCCTTCCACTGTGTAATCAATAGTGTGACAGTTAGTCACCCACTCACCGTCAGACAACCATCTGCCTGTTTCGCTTTCAAAATAAATAACGCCATCATCAAATTTTGGGAGATCTGTATCAGCCTCCCCGAACTTTGTGGGCTCATCTAGTTTTTTGTTTGGATCCATAACATTACAGCAACTTATTTAGTGCCGAAATCTCATTCCTCAGACATTCCCAACTTACATGAAGTGGGTCTTCAGCCATATAAGGGTTCGCCGTATTTGCGTTAATCGTGGACGGGTCAACATTCATCATTTTAGATAAAACGAATATTGACTCTTCCAAGAAAATTTTTGCCTTGGACTTCGCTTTTTCGTAGTTAAAATCTCCTATATCCATAGGAGATATGTTAGTTCGTGGGTTCGCTTAGTTTCGGCAACCCTTGGAATGTTGGACCGATCCTGTTTCCGTCGGCGTCCAACCCTGTCCTGATTCCTTTAGTCCAAGTCCACGGCTTCTCTTGGTTATTCTTTGACTTCAAAGCACCATATTTGGAGCGCTGTTCTACAAGTTCTTTGTCGTCCCACAGCATTTTGACCTCAAAGGTGGTTTCATCAAGAACTCTGTTATCAAACAAAGTAAAAAACATGAATGGCATACCCGCCTCAAAAGTAACGGGTTCATTAATTTTCGTAATCATCCAATTCATTTGGAACTCGTCCGGCCACCAAGAACTTGGGATTATCGCCGAGAGCGGTTTGGCGCCATCAACCATATAGTTGGGTGAACCGCCAATCCAAATATCGTAATTTTCTTCAGTTCGGAACGCATACTGTGTGGAAAACGAGATCATCCCAATAATGCTTGAGTGGGCAATCGCTTTAAATACTCCAACATTCGTTTCAATTTTTTCACCCGACAAAATCTTGGGTGGAACATTCCCTCCGTTCCATTCCACGACCACATCTTGTTCTAGTTGCAGTTCCCAACCATAAACATTTGCGTAAGTCATAGGCAAACATTGATAAGCATGTTTGTTGTAGGTGTTATCCATCCATTCTCGTTTTACGCGAGACTGAACTATTTTTGGGGTAACAGTCTGTGTTTTGAGTAACTGTATTTTGGACATTAGTAGTTTTTTTCTTGACTGTAACTTGCTTGACGGGTTAAATCATGGTTGTTGTCGTTGTAGTCAAACATGGTTACGGCAGAATACTTTACGCCCGATAGAACTGGCTTGGCGGCATGAGCATAAATATAGGTAGATGGAAACAGAACAATGTCACCGTATTCAGGTTTAAATGACAAATCTAAATACGGGAACCACAATTCGCCACCCTCATAATCGTCATTTAGATACATACAGGAAGAAGTGGTGGCTGTGTAAGAGAACCCATGATCGGTGTGAACCTGAAAGTGTTGGTTTACGCCATAGCGAATGAAATTGATTGCTTCCATATAGTTCAGTTGAAGGTTGTACCTTTTTTCATAGTCGGCAATACATTCCTTCAACGGATTTTTGGTGTCGTTATAAATATTGACCAACTCTGAGAACTGTGGTGGACAATGTTTGATATGTAGTTCCCCCATTTTGCAGTCAACACAATCACGATATTCAGGCATTTTTTGGTTGTAACCAACCAAAGCCTCCATCCACATATACGGAGGAGTTTTGCTATTACCTATCGTCTCCTCTAAACGCTCAACTAGTCGCAAAGATTTAGGAAGTGCGTTCTGATACAGCAAAATACCCAAACGCGGATCACTTAAGTTTATTGGATTGTTCATATCTTTATTTTACTCCCATACTTGTTGCCATGAATACCTTTCACCAGAGGTTACTTTGGTGATTTCATGACACGAATCTTCATCAGCAATATTGTTAAGCAACATCATTGTATTGGCAAGAGGTTTAACTCTTATACCATGCAACGGAGAATAAAACTCCCCACCTTCAAAGTCGTCGTTAATGTAATAGACCCCAGAAAACGATGAGGCTTTGTATTCATCGCCCATATCTGCTTCATAGGTGTCTGTGTGCATACGAAGGCTTCTACCGTCGGAATACTTCAACAAAAAGTTATCGTAGATACCTCTTGGGTGATAATCAAATATGGACATTATTGCTCTCTGCGATTTTATGTCAATCTTTAATATGATTTTTTTGATTTTATCTTCAATTGGGTAGTGGCGAAAATATGACCAATCGCTAACAGTGGGAGGGTAATCAAATTCCCCGTTGTCGCCCTCTAACGGAATATACGGTCTGAGATAAGAAACAGAAGGATCAATACTGTGAGTAGTTTGTTTGAATCTCACCTTAGATAGACGATCGTTTGACGGTTGAAAATCTATTTCGCTCTTAACATAATTAAGTAATGCTTGATGATCTTCAACGCTAAGAAAATCTTTAAACAAATGAAAATGTGTGTTTTCCATTGGGTTAACTTTCGTCCAAAAGCCAAAAATGTTGGCGAACATATCGCGACCCTTTGGTGACGATATTGACACGATGAGCCATATCCTCGTCCCACGGTGTGCAATTCAAAATTAATGAATTAGGTTTCGGTTTAAAGGTTAATCCAATATATGGCGTACAGTGTTCCCCGCCTTCATAGTCATCGTTGAGGTAATAGATGGACGCAAAGTGGCATGGTTTGTGAGCGGTTGGGGAACTGTCATCAAAATCATATCCATCGGTGTGCATTCTCATTGAGCGACTATTTTCAATTTTGGTGAATACTGGAGGAAACGTATTTTTTGCTTTCTGTCCAAAAAGAGAAAAAATTATGTCTTCAATTTGCTTATCAAGTTCTTCAATAATTTTTAAAATTTTTGGTTCAACCGGCTGATGAAGGACAAGGTTCCAGTCATCGTAATTTTCCAGCCCTTCGGGGAACGGTTCGGAAAGTTCACCAGTTTTTATTTTTTCAAAATGTTCATCATCAAAAACCTCTGACCGTAAATATTCAATAGATTCATTCTTGCTGTGTTTTACGGTATGGAAACGTGTTGCCATAAGCGGTCTATTCTCCATTGATTCAGTAAATCCCCAAGACAATTCGTCTGCGTTTCTGACATACCAATCAAGTGTTGACCATGATTCTTTGTCTAAAAAATTTTGAAAAATAGAAATGCTTGGATAAACACTTTTGGGTGGAGGTGACGGCACATCCATTTTTTTAAACATTTAATTCTCCACCGTGTAAAACGCAGGGGTCGTATATCTTTCCCCACTAATCACTGGTTTAACTCCATGCATATAATAGAAGTCGCCGGGGTGAAGTACTGCTAAACCCGGTTTAGGTTTTACGATGATGTCGTGCTGTGGATAGTAAAGTTCCCCACCTTCAAAATCGTCGTTGTAATAAAAAAGAGAATTTATGTCATATGTTGGGAAAGGATTTGGGGATCCATCGTTTAACTGTTTATCGGCGTGGGGTTGTTGTTCTATCCCTCCGAACCAACGAATCAGACATGGCGGACGCGAACTTAATTTTACATGAAAAATATCTTCCATAGTTTTAGCCATTTTGGCTATGTAGTGATCAATTAGATCGTAGATATCTGAATCAAGGCGCTTTAGTATCGTCGCCGTGCATTGACGGTCGTTCCAATAGGACGCATCATATGTGCAGACACCCTCTTCGTTGTAGGTGTTTTCTAGTTGATCGTTGTGCCACTCTTTGATGTTTCGCGCAAAACCAATGATCTTTTTGACATCGTCAGAATCAATGAAGTTTTCTATGACATGAATGTTTTCTTTGCCTTGCCCAAAAGCGCCGGGTTTCACAGCCCAAGGACCATCATCAAAGTTGTGTTGTGTTTGTTCCACACAAAAATCCTAGCACTCTAGGATGTGATACTTATTTGAATACTGGTGGGAAAAACGGTGGGAAAAACGGAGGGAAAAACGGCGGGAAAAATGGTGGGAAAAATGGTGGAAAGAATGGTGGGAAAAACGGAGGGAAGAATGGAGGGAAGAATGGTGGGAAAAACGGTGGGAAGTATGGTGGGAAGTACGGTGGGAAGAAAGGTGGAAAAAACGGAGGGAAGTACGGAGGAAAATATGGAGGAAAATATGGAGGAGTTACAGAGGCACTAGCAGCAGAGGGAACAGAAGCAACACTGTTGCCTCCAGTACCCGAAGATGTTGCTGTGACAGTAAAAGTTACAGCATTTCCAGATGTAAGACCAGTAACAGTAAGAGGGGAAGAAGCACCAGTTGCGGTCTGACCCGAACTTGCGGTAACAGTGTAAGTGACAGCACCACTTTTACCTAAATACGCTGGTGCGGTAAAAGGTACCGTAACAGTTTGCGCAGTGTTGCCTGCCGTGTTATTAACGACAGCGTTAACCGTAGGGGTTCCTACGGAAGGCTGACCCGGTCGTTTACCGCCAGAATCTTTTGGTGTCTGATTAGCCGCCATGGATTACGCCGAAATGTCTCCTACGAGCACCCAAGTGTCTGTTGCTCGTTTAATAAGCGTAGCATATGACCACTGTGCACGAATCTTGAGTCCTGGGGTAGCGTTGATCGTTACACCAGCACCAGCGGTAACCGTTGTTTGTCCAGCGCCAGTTTGCAGAATATTGATTTGTGAACCAACTGGAAAGGCAACGGATGAGTTTGGAGGTACGGTCAAAGTATTGGCACCTGCAACCGACATTTCTACAATCTTAGTTTTGTCAGCCAAAACAAGTGTGTAAGAAGCCGTCTGAGCGCTAGTAGAAATTTCTGCTAACTTGCCAAGTTCAATTGCGGCTGTTGCCGAAACATCCGAGTTCACGATTACACCAGAGGCAATTGCTGTTACACCAGTGTCGGAGATGGTTACATCACCCGTTTCTGTAACTGCGGTAGGCACACCAGAGGAGTTGTAAACAATAATGTTACCAGCAGTGCTGGTAGCCAACTTGCTAAGCGCGATAGCCGCTGAGGCATTGATGTCAGCGTTTACGATCGTTCCGTCAGTGATCATGGCGCTAGTAACAGTTCCAGTGTCGCCTGTCGTTACAACTGTTCCTGTGACCGCTGGAAGGGTAATTGTCCCCGTTGCAATAGCGGAAGCCTGCAACTTCGTTGAACCCGAAGTTGAACCCGCATAGTTCGCTCCGCTTGCAACAGTAGGTAGCGTGATTGAAGAACCCGTAGGGATCGTTACCGTACCAGTGAATGTTGGTGAAGCAGTATTTGCTTTTAGACCAATGCTCGTTGTGAGCGTTGCAGACAAGTTGGCATCGTTCCCAAGTGCTGTTGCAATCTCGCCAAGAGTGTCCAAGGTTGAACCAGCACTACCAACGAGGGCGGCAACTTCAGCACGAACAAACGCCGTGGTAGCAACTTGGGTGGTGTTTGTCGCTAATGCCGCGGTAGGCGCTGTTGGCGTTCCTGTGAGCGCAGGCGATGCGAGAGGTGCCTTAGCGTCCAACTGTGTTTGAATAGCCGAGGTAACACCATCAACATAATTCAATTCAGTTGTTGACAGCGTTGCACCATCAAGGATGTTGATTTCAGCGGCTGTTGATGTCACACCAGTCAGGTCGGTTGGCGCGATAGAAATGTTCGCTGAACCATTGAAAGACTGACCAGCAATATTTCGTGCAGTAGCAAGAGTTGTTGCCGTGCTGGCATTACCTGTTAACGCGGCTGTGATAGTTCCTGCCGTAAAATTCCCTGAAGCGTCACGGGCGACAATTGCGTTCGCGGTATTCGCATCTGTTGCTGTCGTTGCAGAGTTGGCAACCTTGCTTGCCGTTGTAATTGTGGCAAGTTTGGTGTCAACAATCGCTGCTGATGCGTTGATGTCTGCGTTTACGATTGCCCCATCAGCGATCATTCCACTTGTGATCGTTCCATCAGGTAGTACCACAGTGCCAGTGAATGTTGGAGAAGCAAGATTTGCTTTTAATGCGTCAGCAGTATCAACATAAAGTTTTGTAGCCGCATCATTGTTCGCCGTTGGCTCAGCAAGGTTCTGAATTTTCTGAGAATTCAAGTCAAGAGTGCCAGTTGCTACAGCAAAATTATTTAGCGTGTTTTGCAGAAGAGCAACAGTTCCTGTTGCGTCTGGAAATGTCACTGTGCGATCGGCTGTTGGGTTGCCAGCAGAAATCTGTAATTCATGATCATCAACCGACGATCCCTCCATGGTGATTGAACCACTTAGTGTGAGGTTGGAGAAAGTTACCGAATCACTTGTACCGACTGCTTGCCCAATTGACAGGGTATGCGTTGTTGCTTCCCCCGAAGTTGCGGCACTAGAAGTCACACCAGTTCCACCAGTAATGTTGGCTACATAATCACCAGTAGTGTCTGTACCAAGAGCAAGTAGGGTGTCACCTGTATTAACTGCGGTTACACGACCGTAAGAATCTGTGGTTAAAGATGTAACAAAAGATTTACCAGCAGCAACACTGCTATTTGTGCGGGCTACTTCTGCGAGGTCAATGCTGTCAGCGTTGACAACAATTCGTGACGACGATGCTGTGCCGATGCTGAGGTCGGAATTACTTGCCGCAAGTCCTGCGCCAGCGATAATTTGAAATCCCAAACCTGTGGTCTGTTGGAAAGTGACAGCATC